TTACCCCACCGCCTTGCACATCAAGTGCAGTTCCCGGTGCTCGGAGCGCACATCAATCACGCTCACGATGTTGTAGATGGTGCCGTCATGGATCACGCGATCCTCAGCAGTCATCCATGGGCGAAACCTCATTCTGATTTTTGCCGTCACCTCGGACACGGCGGCTTGCGCGGCGATGTACTCCCGGCCCACCAGCGGCGAGACTTCGGCCCAGCAGGTGAACAGGGGTGCCCAGCTCTCGATAGGGGTTCCCCAGCCGTCCACTGTGCTGGTGAAGCGCTCCACCGTCACGCGCTGGTCTAGCTTGCCCGCGTTCATGCGTACACCCGGTACGGTGCCAGCAGACGTTCAAACGTCGGGTTCTTGGACAGCGGGCGCTCCACCAGGGCTTCCCTGTTGGCGTACAGGTCGCCCACCAGCAGCAGCGCGGCGGCCTTCACCGGAGCGGGTGCGGTGGCGTCCAATGGCTCGGTGGCGTTGATGTAGTCGCCCACCGATGCCGTGGCGGCGTCGATCATGGATTGCAGCAGCGTATCTTCGTCGCCGTGGTCGATGCGGCAGTGCAGTTTCACTTCGGGCAGGGTCAGCATTTGATTTCTTTCAAATGGTTGGAATAGGTGCCAGCCGCGCACCCATGTCGAATGCCGCTGGCTGTCGGGGTTCGTTGTCGCCGCGCCACTCACCGACTAAAGCGCGTCCGGTCTGCGGCTTTCGCCCCCGCACCGGCACGGGCTGTTAAACAAACGTGAACTCTGTAAAGCCCACCGACTGGCCCTCGGTGGCCCTCGATGCCGCGCCCATAGCCATTGCCAGGGCCTGCATGCCGTCGATACGGCCCGTGGCGCGGCTCTTGTCCAGCTTCCTCGCGCCCGTTGGATCACGGGTCACGGTGGCATTGGCTGCGCACCAGGTCAAGCAGGGGTGCAACCCGTGGGCGATGCGCTGATTCAGCAATTCCGCCTCCAGGGCGTCTAGGGCGGGCGCCATGTCCTTGTAGCCCTGGCCCCACTCGATCAGCGGCAGCTCGGCGCCCAGCTTGTCCAGCTCGCGCTTGAGTTCGCCAATGCGCCAGCGGTCAAACGCGATGGATTGAACGTCTAGGCCGTCGAGGATTTCCAGCATGTCGGCGGCGACGTGGCTGTAATCCACTGTGGCGCCTGGCGTGGTGCGGAGAAAGCCTTGTTTCACCCACACGTCATAGGGCGCGCGATCTCTGCGGGCGCGGTCTTGTAGGCCCTGCTCAGGCGTCCAGAAATGGGACTGCACTTGCCACACGCCATCGTCGTCCTGGCAGATCAGCACCAGGGCGGTAAGGTCGGTGCGGGCGGACAAGTCCAGGCCAGCGAATACGGGGGACTGCCCAAAATTGGACACACCCCCCGCGCAAGCCTTCCACACGTCCGGCGATATGAATGGGCTTTCTGTCGAAACTCTCAAATTCAATAAGAGGTTCAATGCACTGTTCTGCATGGATGGCATACGCACCGCTTGGGCCATCTGCTCGCGTAGATCGTCCAGGCTGCGGAAGATGCCAAGGGCCGGATTGGCTGCTCGCCATGCGCTCTCATCCATGAGGTCGCAACCCTCGGGCGCGGCGTACAAGTGACACACGATGCGGGGATCGTCGCTGCGCTTGGCGTCGTCAATCTGCACGCTCAACCAGTCTGCCGACGATGCCGCTTGAGTCGAGATGATGATTTGCAGGGGGTTTTCGTGGGCGCCCTGGCTTGTCAGCAGCGCGTCGATAAAGTCGCTCTGCGGGCCACGCACCTGGCCCCATTCGTCCCCGATCAGCAGCACGGGTGAAAGTCCGTGTGCCGTCTTGCCGTCAGCGGCCAGTGCTTTGTATTCAACATTGAGCGGCAAGCCGATCAGCCGCTTCCCGCTGGGAATGATCTTCACCAGGGGCGCCAGCTTCGGGGACTGCTGCACCATCTTGCAGGCCAGGTTAAACACAAGTGCGGCCTGGTCGCGTGACATGGCGCCGCTCACGATTTGGCTGTTTTGCTGCGCCTCAGGGCCTACCAAATGGGCCAGCAGCAGGCCAGCCACAAGGCCGGATTTACCGTTTTTCCGGCTAACTGAAAGCAGGGCGCGCCGGGTGCCTGCCGGGTTGCCGTAAACGTCCTTGATGAACTGCTTTTGGAAGTCGGCCAGCACCAGAGGCTTGCCCACATGCGCGCCCTCGGGCGTCACGCAGTACCGCTCGATGAACTGGATGATCTTCTCGGCGCGGGTCATACAGCACGCAGGCGGGGGATCAGCTCGTCGCCCTCGTCCTGGCGGGCTTCACGCTCGGCAGTGGCGGCGTTCACCAGATTCGCTGCGCGGCCTGCGGTGGCCGTCACATGCACCGACAGCGAACGGGCCAGGGCCAGGGCAAGGCGGGTCAGCTTTGCATGCTCGTCGCCGCCGATTTCCACTGTCTGCAATGCCTGCTGTACGCGAGCCATGTTCGCCGCCGTCACAAGATCCGATTCCGTCCAGGTGTCACGGGCGCGGCTGGTCACGATGGCGTCCCAAAAGGGCCTGCACTCGTCGGGCAGGGTGACATACACGGGCGGCTCGATGGGCGCTTGTGCGGCGTTCTGGTGGGCCTGCACGGCTGCCTTGGCGCTGTCGGAGCGGGTGCGCTTGGGTGTCAGCTTCATGGTTGCCTATTTTTTAAGCAGTGAGCGTTAAAAGAAGGGGAACCGGTCGGTTAGTGTCCACTAACTTACCGTGATTTCTCATTCCACGGATGCGCCGGGTTGATCGGCATGCCGTGCTCATCGCAACCCATGCGCGCAGGCCTGCCGTAGAGGTCGGCCATCGTCTTGATGCTGTGGCAGGGCTTGCACGTCGAGACAAGGTTCTCCCGGCTGTTGTCGGCGGGGTCGTTGTTCTTGTGGTCCACCTCAGTGGCGGGCGTGATGACGCCTGGCGGGCAGTATTGGCACAGTGGCACCTCTGCCAGCACCTGCGCCCGGAGCTTGCGCCATGCGTCGCTGTTGAGCGGCAGCAGCCGCCCGTTGCCCTTCTTGGTCCAGCGCTTGGTGCGAATGTCTGCCATCTGCAAAGGCTTGCGCGGCAGGTCGTCCACCATCTTCAAGCCTCGGGCCTTCCAGGGGTCCAGCATCTTCACGCCGTGGCCTCCTGTTGCTTGCTCGGGTACGGCAGCGGCGCAGGGGTGGCGGTGCCGGTAGCTGGCGCGTCGTCGATACCCTCGATAACTTGGAGATTTTCGAGTTTTCGGGCCTCTGAGCGCATGAGCCATCCGTCGCTGATACCGGAGCTGTAGAAGGCGGCACGGTTGGCGCTGTCACCACGCAACAGGCCCTCCACCTGGTGCTCTGCAAAGTAGCTGCGGCGGCCTGCCTCGGTCAGCAGTTGCTTGGCGATGGCCTGCTCCCATGCCACCAGATGACGGCGCAGGGACAAGGTGATGAACTGGCGGGCCAGCTCAACAGAGTTAGAGTAGTTGGCGCTCTCCATGGCCTGCACGATCACCGGGGGCACGCGGAACAGGCGGCACACCTCGATCACCGACAGCTTGCGCGCCTCGATCCAAGATGCATCTTCCAACGTCATGGATACCGGCTCGAAGCTCACGCCCTCATCCAGCACAGCGGTGCGGCCTGCATTGGCGCCCCCTGCATATTGGCTGGCCCAGCTTTGCGCGATGGCTGTGCGCTGCTCGGGTTTCAGCTTGCCGGGGAACTTGAGCACGCCCAGCAGCTTCGCGCCGTTGGTGAAGGTGTTGCGCCCGTGGTCGTTCTCGGCGATGGCCAGCTCCACCACGCCACGGGCAGCGGCGATGGGCGAGATACCCATAACGCCGTCATCTCCCAGGCGGTGGCGCAGGTGCAAAACCTCATGGGCCAGCAGGCGGGTCAGCACGCCGTCTTTCGTGTGGTCGTACACCAGGCCGGATGCCGTGCGCTGTACCGTCACGTTGTCGGGGTTCAGGGGCCACAGCTCCCGCACCTGGCCGTCCCAGCCGCGTACGATGCGGGCAAAGGCGTTGCCCCTGAGCAGGACACATGCCTGCATGTACTCGCGGAACTCCAGGGCCGTGTGCTCTGGGTTTGCCATGTCGTGCAGGACGCGATACAGGGGATGGTCTGTAGCTCGCTCGCGGTCGTCGCCGTTGCGCTTGAACAGGATCAGCGGCAGGGATGCCGTTGTCTCTGCGATGCTTTGCACGCAGGCATAGACGGCGCTCACGCCTTGCGCGGTGGCAGGCGTGACAGCCGATGCACTGATGGGCACAGGCCAGCCGTTGACGCCCAGCACGGAGCGGGACTCCAGGCCGATGGCGGACTTGATGCGGGTGATGATGCTCACTTGCAAGTCTCCAGCCATGCGGCGTTCAAGTCCCAAAACGACACGACGGGCATGGAGCGCAGGGCCACGGTGGTGTCCGAGTAGGCCGGGTCGCTGGTCAGGGTGATTTCCGCCAGGTCAACGTCCAGCAGCTCGCGCACCATGGTTGAGCCTCGTTCCTCCCAGCGGTCGCCCCCAGGGTTCACGCGGAACCCGAAAGAGCACCCCTGTACGTCCCCACGATCCACAAGGATGGCCAGATCACGCCCGTGGCTGGTGTCGGGCAGCGCCAGGGTGAAGGCCAGGCCCTTGGCGTCCTCGCGCAGTTGCAAGGTGCCCCCTCGGGTGGTGCCCAGCAGGGCAGTGCCGTCGTGTTGGTACAGGGCGCGAATGTTGGAACCCGTCGCCAGCGATTTGGCGAAGGCGCCAGGGCGGATCACTTCGGAGAATGAGCCCAGGTTGGCCTCGGAATTGAACACGGCGGCGTAGCCGTGCAGAGTCTTGCCGGTCGCTTGTAGCGTGCCGTGTCCGCGCAGTTCCAACATTCGCAACCCTCCTTACAGGCCCAGGTCGTCAGCCACCACGAACGCCTTGGGATGGCGCACGACTGCATCCATGCTGTGCATGATTCGCAGTTGAACGTCGCCCTTTTCGTAGTAGCCAGCGGCATAAGGGTTGGCCAGGATCTCGGTGGCGCCCCACTCACCGATCACCATTTGCGAGAAGTCGCCAGCGATCACGCGGCCAGTGTTGGGCGATCCGGTCTTGGCGTCCAGTTGGTTGGTCACGTAGGCACTGACGCCAGCCACGCGGCCACCTTGCATGAGGTACTCGCTACCTGCCGTTGCGTCCTTGAGCGTGGTTTGCAGCTTCGTGGCGGCCTTGGCATGGGTCACGATGGCATTGGCCGTGATGTTCTCGAGGCCCAGCTTCTCGAGCATGGCGACGATGGCGGCCCAGCTCAGGGTGGCCAGCGATGCGGTTTGAATGCCGGTCACGTTCAGGATGCCCACAGGCTGCTTGGCGGCTGCGGTGCCATGCAGCAGCGCCTTGTCCACGGCCAGGCCCACCACGGCGGAAATATCGTCCCGGAGCAACGCCTCGATGCTGGGATTGCTCTGCAATGCAAGGTTGCGCGAGAAGGCCGTCAGGGCGCCCACGGTCTTGGGCTCCAGCTTGACGCTGGAATACGTGGTGTTGCTCTCGGTCAAAGCCTCAGATTCGCCCACCCAAAAAGCGGTGGCAGAGCCGGTAGCCTTGGGCAGCACGGTATCGCCACGCAGGCCGGTCAGCACGCGGGCGCCCAGTTGGCGAACGATCATGCTGTTGCGCAGCAGGCCGATGAACTCGCCCGACTTGTAGTCGTCGGGCACCACGGCAGCCGCGCCGGTGGTGGTCATGGTGGCGCGCTTTTCAAAGATGCTCGTGGGCACCAGCACGCCACCATTGCGGGCCTCGATGCCCATGCGCTTGGCCTCGGCTTGGAACTCGGCCAGTGCGCCGGTAACGCTGCGGTTTTCAATTTGAGCGGCGATGGCGTCCAACACATTGACCTGGCCTTCCAGATCGTTGCGGGCCTTGTCCACCGGTGCACCCAGGCTGCGGCGCTCGGCGTCCTCGATGAACTGGGCGCGCTGTTCCTGAGCTTCCAGGGCGGTGATTTCTGCCTTGATGGCGTCGAACTTGGATTGCTGCTCAGGCGTCAGGTTTGCGCCATTGGCAGCGGCCAGCAGCGCACGGGCTTCTTGGACGCGGGCGGCGCGTGCTTCGCGGATTTCGTGAAGTTGCATGTGGGTCTTTCTTTGCAAAGAAGGATTGAACAATTCCACATCACGGAATATCAATCTCACAATGCGGAATGTGCCTATTATCACATTTCACCATGTGAAATCAAGTGGGCATGAAAAAACCCGCTCGGGGCGGGCTTGGGGGGTTAGCGCTTTGGGTATGCCCTGCGGAAGTGGTCTAGCAGGTCGCGCCATTGATCCTTGGCGACGGCCAGCACGTCCTCGCGCATCTGCGCCCTTGACTCGGGGCCGTCATCCCAGTGGTCGCAAACCCTATCCGCTTCGGCCAGCAGCGCCTCCAGCAGTGCAGCCTCGTCGCTGTCGTTGGATGCGTGTTTTTCAAAAACGGGCGCGGGGGGCACTGACAAAACCGACGAAAGGGGGGTTTTGTCGGTTTCGTCAGTTGGTTCCTGGCGCTTTTGTGAAAAATGCGCTTTTGCTTTTTCCAGCCATGAGATCACTTCCCGGCCCTCGCTTTCGGGTTGATGTGGTAACGGGTGGTTGGTCTGCCGCCCTCGTTGGCATCCTCCATGCCGACGATCCATCCGTGTTCCTCCAAGATGGCGAGCGCGGTTTCTGCGTCTGCGGTGGTCTTGATGCCTGCCCAGCCTTTGCGAGCTACATCGCGTGCCGTGAACCCGTCCGACAGCTTGCCGTCTGCGATGCGGCGGGCCAGCATCTTGGCGGTGCTAATCTTTGCCGCTTCCACCAAGCCATAGATGCGGCGGGCGTGGCCTTCCAAGTATTCGCACCACACTGCTGCGCGCAAGGCGCTTTCCACGGTCACTGGCCCGATGCGGCCATCCGCCAAGTGCAGGATCAGTGCCGCGGCGCAAAACAGTTTCTCGAACTTGCCCAGGTGCTGGCGCAGCATCGGATTGGCTTCGTTCGGGATGCGCTCGCGGTTTAACTGGGTGTCCCATTGGATGAATAGCTCCTGCGCCTCGTCGTCGAAGATGAAGTGCGGCAGCTTCACAAAGTCGTCTGCGGGCGCCGCGCCATCCATAACAGGATCAAAGCTCGCCATGCGGTCGAACAGGTCGCGCACTGCCTCGCGTGCCCCTTTGACCGGGTAGCGGTCGCGCCACTCCCAGCTCGGTTGCTCGGGGTACACCAGCACTTGGAAGCGTTGGATGCGCCCGTCGTTGTCCATGCTGTTGACGATGCCGCCCAGGTAGCGCTCCAGCAAGTCGGGCTGTATTCCTCCAAAGACAGACAGGCACAAGGTGCTGATGAATTGACTGCCGCGCCCAATGCGGTCAATGCTGAAACTGCCGGTGCCGTTCCACCCCTCCAGATAGAACGCCTTATCGCCCTCGCGCCCTTCCTTCTCCCAGCTCGCCAGCAGGCCCATAAGCTCATCGCGGAACACCAGCAAGCCGCAGTGGTTGTAGCTCAGGATGTCGCCCAGCTTCTCCACCGTGGCATCGTTGGACTTGAAGCGCCGGGGGCGTGGTTCCTCTGGCTTCTCCAGTTGCGTCAGGTCGTTTTGCGCGGCGAGCATCTTGTCCCGGTCGGGCTTACCGCTGGCGGCCTTCTTCATGCTGCCCTTGATGGCCGATTCGTGCGCCTCAAACGCCGCCAGCTCGGCCTCGTAGGTCTTGATGCGCTCGGCCAGCAACTCCACCTCCTTGGCCTCCAGGCGATCCATGAAGCGCATCACCGTGCCGATGGTGGGGGATTTTTTGGCACTTGGATCACCGACTACGCCGCCGTAAAGGTTGGGCGTCACGATCCAGTCGTCGCGGCGCTTAGGCTTCACTGCGCACTTGGTGCCGATCACCGAGCCAAGGGCCACCAAGAGCGTGGCGGCCACATAGTCAGGAGCTGCGCACATGCGATCCGCCTCATCCATCACGAACTCCGCAAGCGGCTTTGGCAGCAGTGCATTGGCGTCAAATGCTGGTGCGGGCGGGAGGTCGCTCACGATGGGGCGAGGGTCAGGCCATTGGCTGTTGCGCTCCATCAGGGCATCAATGCGAGCGGTTGCTCGTTCCAAGTCGATCACTGCATTCATGCGAACACCTCCACAATCTTTTGGATGCGCCCTGCGGCTTGGAGCACGCGGGACAAGTCCAGTTGAGACAGCGCCACGCCATGCGCGACATTGGCAGCGGCCACGGCCACCAGATTGGCCTCCACGGCCAGCACGGCGAGTGCATCGCGGGCCGGTAGGGGAGTGGGACGGGCCGGGGCGGGCTTGCCGTCCTCCACCCAGGCGCCCAGCTCCTTGGCTGCGTTGATGAAGTCCATGCCGGCTTGGGCCATGTGGAAGGCCAGCACATCACCGCCACGCGCACCGCAACCGGCCATGCACACGAATGCGCCGCTGTCGGTGTTGATGCGCAGGCTGTCAGTGCCGCCGTGGAAGTTGCATGCGGTGGTGCGCCACTTGCCCTTGCGCTCCTTGAATTGCAGGCCCTGGCCTTCGTAGTAGCTCACTGGCTCGGGAAGTCGGGTACGGTCGAAGCTCATGCTGAACCGCCTTTCTTCGCCAGGTGCTCCCGCAGCTCTTCGTTGATGTAGTCCGCAATCCATTCGCGGGTGTCTGCCCAGGCGGTGCCGTGCTTTGCCGCGTAGTAGTCCATGCGGCGCTGGAACCAGGCGCGGGCCTTGGGCAGCAGCTCGGGCGGGATGTTGTTTTCGTTCAGCCCCCATGCGAAAATGGGGGTGGAGTCTTTGGAAGTCGCCGTGGTGGTCTGGTAGCCCCCGGCGACTTTTGTTTTTTCGGGCACGCTTGCGCCCACCTTGGTGGTGTTAGTGCTGTGCATGGTCTTAGGCCCCCACTCGTTGCGATGTGGCTTGCTTGCTGATCCATGCGTCGATTTCCGCTTTCACCCAGCGGGACGACTTACCTACTTTGATTGGTTGGGGAAATTCACCAGCGGCAATTAGCTGGTAGATGCGACTACGGCCAAAACTGACGTAGTGCGAGAGAGGCTCAAACGCGAGTAGCGCAGGCGGGAAAGATGGGTGTGATGATTTAGAACGTGGGCGTCGTCGGTCTGAGTCGGGGTCGCCGTCACCATCGCCGCCATCGTCGTCTGATGCTGCCACCTCGGGAGCTGCGGTTGCACCTTCAGATACCGCGCTTTCGCCAGCCACTTCACCACCACCGGGGATGTCGCTCATCCCGTTGGAGATCATCGTGGCGCGGCTCTTGATGATGACGCGGTTCAAATTTCGGCGCGGGACGGCGTCGTAAGCAGATTCGAGCGCAGCCAGCATCCGCGCATCCTTGGATTTCAAAACGATCATTTTTGCCTTTCTTGAATGCCCAGTGCTGTATAAAAAATCAGCACTTCCGGGGCGGTCGCATTTTATGTCGCAATTCAGCGTCGTGCAACACTAGCCGTAGTGATATTTCTAGGGTGACACACTACAGGTAGCGTTGTCATGAAAAAGGCCCCGAAGGGCCTTGCTGTGCATGTGGTGGTCACGCGGTCTTGAGCTGCACCACGTTGGTGGCCTCGGGCGCATCCAACAGGCGGAACAGTGTCTCCAGGGCCTGCCGTTTCTCGTCCATGTAGTCGTGCCCGTCGTAGTGCCTGGACTGCACACCGCTGATGCCGTGCGACTGCAACCGGCCCCGAATGTCTGAGCTGATGCGGGCGCTGGCCAGCAGGGTTTCCACGCCGGAGCGAATGCGCTTGGCTTGGAAGTCGGGCAGGGTGCTTGCCTCCACTGCCCAGGCGCTCAGGGTGGTGGCTGCAAGGTGCGTTTTGCCCTCGTCGGTGCTGATGGCGAAGGTGCCCTTCGGCTTGCACTCCAGCAATGCCGCAGCCGCCAGCGGGATCAATGGGACGGTGTGCGGGCGCGGCGGCTTGCCGGGTCTGCCCTTGCCGTCGAAGAGCATGATGCTGGTGTCCGTCACGTTCTCGGTGCGCAGGTTCACCAGTTGCTCGATACGCTGGCCACCAGTCAGAAGATGCAGCCTCAGGACGGCACCACGGAACCCTGGCGCGGCCTTGATGGCCTGCCAGTAGCTGCGCAGCTCCTCGGCGCTCAGTGGGTGTTTGTCAGCCTTGTTGGCGCTTTCGTCCGGCTCGGTGTCTGCGCCGGGATTGTGGGTGACGTTGTAGCCCTTGAATCGCACCGGAATGCTGGCCTTGGATCGGGCGGCCTTGGCCGTCTGGTACGCGGCTCTGATGTAGCTGCGCAGCTTGTTGGATGTGCGAGCTTTGCCTAGCTCGATCGTGCGGCGCATCATGTCCGCTATCTGCTCACCCGTCACTTGGTTGGCGGGCAGGGCGGCGATCTTGGGCCACGCTTCCACTACATGCAGCTTGAAGATGCTTCGGGCGTCCTTGTGCGCCACGCGGCCCAGCGCCTCTAGGTGGTTGCAGTAGTCATTCAGCAGTGCCTCGAGCGTGAATTGCTCTGCTTCCAGCTTGGCGGCCTGCGCCTTGGCCTTGGCCTCCCGCTCTGCGGCCTTCACGCCAGCAAACCCGCCTTTGTCGAGATTGGCATGGTGTTGTGCTGCCAGCGCCTCAGCGGCCCGCATCGCCGCGATGATGGAGTACCCCTTGCTGGTCGGCTGCAAGCTCTTGGGCGGGGCGCTTGGGTCATAGACGCCGATGACCTCGCGGGCGGTCTTGCCGTTGATCGTGACGCGCCAGTAAAAGGTGACGGCGCCGGACGCCAGCTTGCGCACCTCCAGCGATCCAGACGGGATCACTTTTCCAAGTTTCAGGAACTGCCCAGGTGACAGTTCGTTGATGTTTTGTCCGTTGGTTTTGGTGCTCATTGGCTTAGTCCGTTTGCCATGCTGGTGACAGTCTGGTGACAGTTTGGACGTGGATGGTATCACACGTCAACGGACTAACTTGGACTACGTATCTAGCAAAATCAACGGGTTACGGCTCTGGTGACAGTCTGTAGAAGTCCAGGATTGTCTATGGATTAGGACTTTTAATCCGTTGGTCACAAGTTCGAATCTTGTACGTCCTACCAAGAATTTCTCTTGAGAATCAAGCACTTAGCGCAGAAATGCCTAGGTGCTTTTTTCTTGTCTGAGCGCCATTGCTACTCTATTGCTACCGGCTGGAATGACGGTCGGTGATAGTGCGCGTGGTTGCGGCCATGCTTGTATGAGGCTCGCCGACCCAAAGCGGCCAGTCATTGGCCGTTCAACTGTTGCGTCGGGTCTAGGCTTGGATTTTTGGTTCATCCTCCGCGCGCGGTTGTCTGGTTCCTGTGCGGCTTGGGAAAGCTGTGTCCTGACGCGCCGTAACATGCGGGCGTGTCCGAATTTTTGTGTAAACGGGTCGGACT